ACATGCTGATGGTTATAAAGAATGGTGGTTGAATGGTAAGCATCATAGAGAAGATGGTCCAGCGGTAGAACGTGTTAATGGTGATAAAGTATGGAAGTTGAATGGTAAGCTTCATAGAGAAGATGGTCCAGCGATGGAAACTATTGATGGTACTAAACAATGGTATTTAAATGGTAAAAGACATAGAGAAAATGGTCCAGCTATAATATATGCTGATGAAAGTAAAATATGGTACTTGAATGGTAAGTTTCATAGAGAAGATGGTCCGGCGGTAGAATTGTCTGATCGTAAAGAATGGTGGTTGAATGACAAGCAGCATAGAGAAGATGGTCCAGCGGTAGAATATGCTAATGGTGATAAAGAATGGTGGTTGAATGGTAAACAATATTCAGAAACAGGGTACGCGCGAGAATTAATTCTAGGAGGTATTATTAAAGATCCTACACTTTCTAATGTTATGGATGCAATATGAAATTTCATAAATTATATAAATTGGTAATGGAAGAACATAAAATACTTCCTGATGGCCGCGAAGTATGGCTTGATGAAAATGGTGAATTTCATAGAGAAGATGGTCCAGCAGTAATATGGCCTAAGGGTGAGATGATTTATGATAATCACACTGGTGAAGAACTTCCAGATCCTCTTGAAGAATGGTTTTTTCATGGTGAACCTCATCGTATAGGTGGACCAGCTAAAATATGGAATAATGGTGTTAAAGAATGGTTTTTGAATGGCGAGTGTCATAGAGAAGATGGTCCGGCTTTTGAAAACTCTGATGGCTATAAACAGTGGTGGTTGCATGATAAACAATATTCAGAACAAGATTATAAACGAGAATTAATTAAACAACACATTATTAAAGACCCAACAGTTTCAGATATAATGGATGCGATATAAAAAATAAAGATATAAACAATTTTATTTTGATAAATAATTAAAATAAGGAAAACTATGAAAGATAAAGATACAAACAATTTGGAATTATTAACTGAAGAAATTGTAAACAACAAAAATAGAACGATATTTAATGCTTTATTAAATGCATTTAATAATAAAAAACCCGTGTTAATTGATAGTGAATCAAGTGCTGGTATGGGTAAACCTGATATTATTAGAGATTTTGGTTATAATATTGCTGCTGAAAATATCCGCAAACCTGTATTATGGGAAACATTAAAAAAAGAACAAAAACGTCATATTTTACGAAACGCAGAAAAATATTTCGTTATAGTTGATGCGCACATTACTCAAATGGAACTACCTGATGTAACAGGTTTAGCTTATGCATTTAATGATAAAGATTATTTGGAGTATAAAGTACCACAATGGTCACACTTATGTATTACTGAAAACGCAATGGGACTAATATCTGTTGATGAATTAGATAGAGGTAGTGAACAAATGTTAAATTCTATACTTCGAGTTGTAACTGCTAGTCCTTCAAAAATGGTATTAATAGCTGTAGGCAATCCTAATAATATTACACCTACTTTATTAAACAGATTTGAGATTATCAAATTTTAAATTAAAATAAAGTGAACTTTAAAGAATATTTTAACTTAAAAGAAGGATTTAGTATTATTAATAATCAAACTATATTTAACCCTGGCATTGATAGCGCCCATGATAAATTTTGGACTAGAACTAGTATTCCCCATATGAGCCATAGTCTTATTTTTGATGAATTATCAATCAATTTATATACAATGTTTGGTAAACGTGACAAAAGTGCTAAAGATTATAAAATATTTCAAATATTAAAAAATACAGCTAATTCTTTACATCAAGCACAATTACCATATCCTGATGCAACATTTACATATATTAATAATAATGAACAACGCCATTCATTAAGACAAGAAGATTATGATCAAATTCTAACAACAGGTGTAGCTAATTTATTTAAAAATTATCCAAAATTTGGAATCAGGTCAGGAACCTCATTAATTTTACCAATTCAAAGTCGAAGTTTTTTATCAAGTGATTTGGCTATAAGAATACAGGATTATTTTAGGCAACCTCCGGGTGGAATGCAACCGATTAATCTAAGATTATCACTTAATAATATTATACATAAAATAACAACAGATGATATATGTTTAGATGCATTAGAATTAAATCAAAATGATTGGGCTCAAAAATATCTAAGATTAAATATTATTAATAAACAAAATTTTAGTGATATTATTAGTAATATACAAGATATTAATATGCGAAAACATATGAGTAATCTTCTTAAGCATAATTTTATTCAACAATTGTATGAACATTTTCAAAACTTAAATACACCAAACAGAACATTTTCTATTAATCAGGATCATCCATTCGTAACAGTAGAACTACATGCACCGGCTCAAATTATAACTAATAAGAAAAAATATGAGGTACATGATAATATTATTTTTAAAATAGATAATGATGAACATGAAGGTACTATACAGACAATTCTGAATAATACTTATAATGTACTTTCGGACGATCATTTATATAATATTAATTCTAATCAAATAACTAATATTATTTATAATCCAAATGACATTATTGAAATACCAATACCTCACACTTCTCAATATTTCCAAAATTATTATAAAATAAACCAAAATGCCTTAAATAATATTATACAAGACACTGGTCATGTACATACTATTTTGTTTATTGATGATGATTTTTCAACCGGAAATACGGCACTTGAATTACAAAGAATATGTAGAGAACGCCATATAAATACAGTTTTTATAACATTATTCGGAACTAAATCATTTGGAACAAAAAGCGATTTCATGTATCCAAAACATAGATAATTAAAAAAATAAAGGTTAAAACTTTCATCTTAACCTTTATCTAATTAACCAAAAATATTATTTTGATTTAAAGTTTTACAATTTGACCAATATTATTCTCACCACCACTTAAATCCGGCTTCCATATAAAAACAAAAAAAATAAGGGTTAAAATATAAAATTTTAACCCTTATTTTATTTCCTATTTAGTTACAGCAATTCAGTGAAGTTCTGATCTGTACGCGTAGCTATAAAGTTACATGTAATGAATTCTGCTGTACGGACTGGTTTAATATATAAATCAACTACTAGTTCATTATTATCAATAACCTGCCCTGTATTATTTCGTTCATCGCATACAATCAAATAATCATACACCCCTTGATTGTTCTTCGCGATCTCAAATATTGGCTTCAATATATTCACTACTCGCGTACGAGTAAAGATTGTATTGGGCTCAAATACGAAATAGCGCATTACCGCAAGTGTAGCCTTCTCAAGCGTAAGGAATAATCGACGTACATTAATTCTATCAAATGCGCTTGGCTTCTTCTGTAAGGTCTTCTGACCCCATACTGTATAACCATCACCAGGATAGAATACAACTGGATTAACGTTAATCTTATATAAGAAATCGCGCTGTTTCTGATGTGGATTAATAGCAATATCAACTACATCTCTTACGATACCATTATTAAGACCAGCTGCTGCCGTCCAAGGCTGTGAAGCTGAATCTGTACGCGCCATTATAGCAGCTTCATAACCTGAGAATGGTAGCCAAACGAAATCAGCGATATTAGAATCATAATTCTTTACCCAGTTACCATATGTACAAGCGTAATTTGAATTAACTGCGGCATAAAGATTCTTGAGTGGCCAATAAATGTCTTCAGAGAAGTTCTTATTTGGATCATTTAAGGTCTTATAATCGCGACCTTGTACAAATATATAACGTAGTGGATCTGAAATAAAGATACAATCTTTACGTGTTTCACCTACGAATAGAGTAAACTTATTCGTAATTGTTTCCCAATTATTTTGAACACTGTCTGATGTTCCAGTTGTTTGATTAGCAAGACCTGATACTTCAACATACCTGGTATCATCAAATGTTGCATAACTATCATTAGCACATAAACCTGCCCATACTGTGCTAAGACCACCATCAACAACAATGTCAATATTAATTTGGTCTTTGTTCTCTGCTAATCTTAATGATCTATCAAGTTTAGATGGAGTATTACCAATAATTTTTTCAGATGAACTTGTGGTTAGTACTACAGGACCAACTGAATAAGCTTTGCGTAATGTTGAATCAACTGTCACTGTACGATTAGTAACACCATTTGATGTCCAAGTACCACTAAGTCTTGAAATATTTGGATTAACCATTACCGTCATAAAATTCGAACTATTATTAATCCTATTTTCAATATAAAATGATTCTGTACCACCTTGTGGAGGTGTCCATTGACGTGTTGCATCAAGTGAGCCTATAAAGCTCTCAGAAAGTATCTTCGTTAGAGTAGGTACCGACTTACTACCATATAGCGTTGTTCGAATCTTAAATAAACCTACAACTAATGAATCCTTATATTCACTTGAACCAAATGCATCGAACGTTGGAATTGTTTCAACGTTCTCTGAAATTGAATCACGATTACCATCAATCGAACCTGTTAAACTAAATTCAAGAACCGAAGATGGAATTGCTTGTAATGTATCATAACCAGATGCTGTATTATACATTATATCAGTAACCGCATTAAAATCAGTATCATTAAGATTCTGATTATCTGCTACAACAACATAATAACCTTGATAATTCTCATCAACCGTTGTCTTATTTTCATTAACAATAATAAGACCCGCGTTACCAGCAGAATCAACATCGTAAACATCACCAGCTATACCAGATGCTGCGTTTGTCCATGATATATTGCCGGCTTTCCAATTATTATATTGATCGCTTGTTAACTGAACCAATTTTGGAGTACTAAGTGTATAACCTGTAGCAGATTGATATGCATCATTAGCAGAAATTGGATAACAAAGAGCACTATAACCACTGCTATAACCATCACCATTATCATCACCATATGGTAATCTGTTACAAAGTAATGTTGCATTTGTACTTAAAATTTGTTTACATGTATGATAAAAATATCGTTCAGCAGCATTCGTTGGAACACCATAAATTTGTTCAAAATCAGACATAGATGTAATATTAATTAGTTCATCAGTCGGACCTTGAGCCGCATATCCCTGCGCAAATACGGAAGTACCAACAGGTAAATTAGCTGTTAATGAAAGATCTTTTTCTTTTATTTCAATACCCGGACTTTCAATTGTTCTGGCCATATAATTCTCCTTATAAAATCATGACTATTTCATAAGTATTTATTCTACAGACCAGCTCAATTTTCGAAAACATTTTCAAGATTACTTTTAGTAAACTTAATTAATTCTCTTAAATTACTAAACTTCTTATTTTTTCGAGGTTTGATTAGGCTTAATTCATAACTACCACTATCAAGTTTATAGATCCAAAACTCATATTCTTTTGGTTCTTGTGTACCATCTAACCAAGAAGATTTATAACTTGCATAAAAACTGTCATCTTTTAATTGTGTTCGAACTAAAATTGTAGCATGCATATCATTTCGTTCTTTACTAAGTAACTCACTATCTAATTCAGATAATTGTTTTGTTTCTTTATCTGTCCAATGACCGTTCATTACTTTTTCATATAATTCTGTAAAATTCATATAATCTCCTAAATTGCATCCATAACGTCAGATAGTGATGGGTTTTTAATAATGCCTTTTCGAATTAATTCTCGTTTCCTGCGAATTAGTTCTCGTTTGTAATCTGCTTCTAAGTAATACATTATACCATTCAACCACCATTCTTTATCACCATTAGCCCATTCTACCGCCGGACCATCTATACGATGAAGCATATCGTATTGTCTCCATTCTTTATAACCATCAACACCTTCTACTGCTGGACCACCTATACGATGTAATTTGCCATTCGAATACCATTCTTTAAGACCACTATCTTTAAAAATTACAGTTCCTGAAAAAAATTTAGGTATTTCCTTTACAGTATCAATAACAATATTCTCTTCCATTACTAACTTATATAGTTTGTGAAATTTCATCAATATTCACCATATACATCATCACTTCTAGCTTCAGAACCTTTATTATAATCCCAAATCTTATTGCTTTCGTCTTCAATATTTTGATCATATACTTTAGGATCGCTAGCATCTTGAGATCCACCAGTTAATATACCTACAAATGTTTCCTCACCAACCGGTTCTTGTTTACACTCTGGTTTAATTCCTGGCTGATAAGAATAATCAAATCTCTTACCTCTAATAACCCAAACATAATGTCCTAATAGAGTATTTCGATTCATTGAAAAATCTTGATGTACTCTTTCAGTAATTTCATATAACTGTGGACATCTAATCCACTCTAAATCAGAAACAGTATATGTAAATGTAGCTGCGCAGGCTGGTGTAGTATTAGCACATAAGTGAGCAAGAACGTCGGCAGTTGTTGGTGGAACTTCATTAGTTGACCAACCTGCTTCAATTAATCTAATTACATCACCTGCTTTAGGCTCGGAGTTAACACCAAATCTTTTTTGAAAATCATTTATTGAAATAACAGCATTAAAATCTGCATTAGTGTCATAACCAAATTTAGATAACATAATAGCTTCATTTGGTAATTCAATCATAAGATTAACATTAGTAGGGCCACTAAAATTAGCTGTAGGTTCTTCACCATATAAAGCATCATGAGTTGTTAATGAATAATTATATGTATAATATTCAACTCTAACACCATAAATGTTAATTAGCTCTTCCCAATAAGACATATATAAAGCACGTTCATTACTAGAAGAATTCTTATTTGAAAAACGAATAGATTCCCAATTATCTGAAGGTCTTCTTGAACATCTAGCCATATATCAACCCATATTAAACCTTTTAGAAACTTTTGATTCAGAATTACCACACCATTTACGTTTACTTTGATCATATTTAACATTTGTAAGTGTTAATTTTGGAAATACAATTATTAAATTATCATCTTGATCATAACCATAAAATAAAGCATCTCCACCAGTATCTTCATTCTTTATAATTTTATCAACAATATTAATTATTCGTTTATCAGTATTTTGACTATAAGGTAATAAACGAACATTGTTTAATAATTGCATATTAACCTCTAGGTTTAATCCAAGCCCATTGTGTTCTGGGTGAATCTCTTAATGTCTTATTCTTAACTAAAAAATATTGACCTGGTGTTCGCATCCACAATAAAATAGATGTCTTACCTAATTTCTTAGATTTATCAAACATGGTTGGCATATTTAAATGGTATTTATTAGCTATTTCAAATGCTTGTCTTGGACTTACTTTCCAAATGCCTTGTTGTGATTTTTTAGCAATAGCTAACACTCGTTTTGTTAAAGGTAATAAACCACCTCTTAATAAAGGTATAAATGTACCTTTTGGCACCTGATGCTGATCTTGTCTTGCAATACCTCTAACCATTTTTTGTTTATATTTATTTAAAGGATCTTTCCACTGTTTCTTTTTCTTATCACTTTTTATTTTATCAGCAAAAGGTTTTTTATAAGATTTAGAAGCTTCATATTGTTTGCCAGCTTTATATTTTTCTTCAAAATATTCTTTAAAATTTAGATTTTCCATAGATCCATACCTGCTCTAATTATTTTTGGTAAATCATCTGCTTCTAATTTTTCACTACCTTTAATTATTGTATGTAATTTCTTAATAAAATCAATATAATAATATCGTTCAAGTAATTTATAAATAACATTTTCTGGTAATGCTTGTTTACGACTATACTTACTAATTTCATCAAGTGTTAAATCTTTTTCAAAAGCTAATTTGCGCAATTGTTTTATATTCTGATAAGAATCAACTAAACCTATTACATCTTCTTCTATTTTATCTAATTTTTCTTTTAATTCTTTTTTAAGTTGTTGTAATTGTTTAGGACTTAATGTTTTTAAACCATCATAATCAATAATATCTCTTCTAAGTTCAGCTGCCATTAAATCAATATTAGAAACAGTATCATGAAACTTATCAAGATAGTTACGAACATTAATATCTATTTGTATAGGTTCTTTAACCCAGCGTTCACTAGCTACATTATAAATACCATGATATTTATCTTCGTTGAATTCATTCTGTTCAATATAATAATTAATAGGGTGGGTTGTTCCTTGAGCATGTCTACCATTAATATTTTTAAGAAAAGTAAATGCCCTACTCTTAAGAATCTCAGAAAAATCTTCTTTATTAACTAAAACTAATACATCAATATCTGTTCTTGGATTATATTGGTATGTTAAAATACTTCCAACAATATAAAAATCTTTAACTGTTATAATATCACTAATAGCAGCAACATCTTTTACTATTTGTAATTTAATTGCCGGATGTAATATTGGCGTACCTTCGTCAAGAAATTCAAAAACAGAAGGGTCTAAACTATTTTTTGGTATATCAATAATAGATTCATTAATTTTACTAATTAACTGTTTATATGTTTGGTCAAAATTATTTTTCATAGTTCACTATAATTATTTATCTTAACCAAAAAGAAAAGGAGCAATTACTTGCTCCTTTTCTTGAATATAATAATGTAACTAAAAATTAGCTTTCTAACATAGAAGCATTCTTACCAGTAGCTGCTGGACCGGAACCGCCAACTTTCATAAAGCTCTTATCACCTGGTTTGACTCCCTTTGGTGCTATCTCAATCTCACCCGTACGTTTCTTTGCACCAGCACTTAGAGCACCTTTACCACGAACTACCTTCACACCAGCGCCACCAAGCTTGCGCTTCTGTAGAGCTGAAATATTAGCCTTAAATTCTTTTGGTTCTGGTTGGCTGACTGCTTCACCCATTGGACC